ACAATTCTCATCAATGAACGGTGCTAATATATCCATATCCTCACGATATTCAGCTGTCGCTGCCTTCACAGCTTCAGGAGCACGTAAGCCTTCTGTCTGCCACTTCATGCAGCCTTCCACAGCCCAACGCAAGACACCTGGCATTTCTTTTGCTAATTTATCTGATAGATCATAATCAATCTTTTCTTTTGGTATCGTTACGGTAAATGGAATAAGCATAATCCTTCTCCAAATACCTTCATCCGAACCTTTTACAATCGGCTTATGGTTAGTAGTGAAGAATACTTTAAATTCAGGTGTAAACTCGAAGTATTCCTGACGTAAGAAACGTGCTGACATCTTCTCTCCACCAGTTATTTGTTTAACCAGGGCTTCAGATAATTGTTGTCCCTCTTCACTCTCGACAGCTGATACAAAACGTGCTCCATCTAATCTGGCCACATCGTTATTGATTCCTGAATCATTTCTCTTTTTTAAGAAGGTGTCACTGTTTGTCTGTCTTCCATAATCACCGAGTAGATCCTGAATGATATTAATAAAGGTAGACTTACCATTACGGCCATTACCAAATAAGAAAAACATTACTTGCTCTTTTGTTACACCGGTTAATGAATAACCAATAGCTTTCTGCAGATAGTTAATTAATTCATGATCCGCTTCACCTGTAGGTGTTTTAAAAATACTTTCCAAGAAAGCTTTCCAGTTTGGACACTCAGCATTTTTGTCATACTTGATTGGAGAAATCTTTGTTAATAATAAATCACGGTCATGCGGTAATAATTCACCTGTCTTTAAATCAATGACTCCGTTCTCGCAGTTAAAAAGAAAACTATGAGAATCTAATTCTTTCTTTTTTACTGATACCATAGGTCTCACATCCAATATGCTATTTATTCGTATTGTTCTTCTTTCACATTTCTTAGCCCAATCATGCAGCAGCTTTGATTGATATTTATCTTCTGTAGCTTTAGCTTCTCCATATAAGGCTCTAAGTGTTTTAGCTGTTATAGCTTCAATTTGCCGTTTACTATCCTCATGCCAATGCTTACCGTTCCATATGAGCCATTCCAATTCATTGCAATAACGAACATTCTCGCCATGATAATAAGCAATACGTTCTGCATTCCCTAACTCAGTTAAATGAAACTTTGGTGCTTCATCGATAATTTCCTCAGTATCTTCAATTGAGTTATCAGAAATATAAACTTCATACTTTTTCTCTTCAGGTGGTTCATAATCAGCTATTGTGGAAGGAGTGGAGAGAATCGCAGTATCAATTGTCATTTGTCCATATGTACGTCCATCACTTGAATGTGGCTTATCCCACTTCTCACGAAGTAAAGACGATTCTCTAAACATTGAGTCCATCTTTGTAGCATCTTTATCCGTCCAGAATGCTAAATGATTGCATAAAGCCATATCAGTTGAAGAATGATCACCGTTAATCAACATGCCCTGGAATAAATCTTTAATGGCTGCACCGCTTTTACTATCAAACATTCGCTCCCATAATTCTGCATTTGATAGGCTAGTAATATCTGCTCGTTCAAATGAAGTAGCATTTTGTTTCTTTTCAGGCTTTGGTTTCTCTTTCAAATACTTATTAAATAGAACTTTTAATTCTTCCGTTCTGTCTTCCACACTCTTCTTTTCTAAACAATCACCTGTAAAAGTGAAGTAACGTCCGTGTCTATATACTTCCAATCCAAGGTCTACATTTTTACGGCCTGTACCCGGTCCCTTTAATGGAAGTGTCCCTTTTGCAATGATGTGGATACCGTCACCGCTTGGAGAGTATTCTGTGTAGCTATTTAATATCTCAATCACGTCTTCAGCTAAATCTGTAAGTGCGCCCTCTTGGATACAATGGTCAATATCAATGCCTACAAATGGATCGTCTTTAGAAAACATAAATCCGATCCCATCATATCCACCTTGCTCATAGAATTTAATAATTGTTGGGAACGTTGACCAGCTCCGCTTATTATTCGATTGAGCCATTTCCCCATTGATTTGATAAGGAACTTTCGTTTTCTTACCATTTCTTACTTCTGACCGCCATAAGATCCAATGAGGAGTGTTTTTAAGTTCTGTCGGTATTTGATTAAAGTTATATCTCATTTGATTACTCCCTTTTGAAAAGGGAGCTATTAACAGCTCCCCTCTATTTGAATCTTGTTAATTTATTTTTAGAATGGTACATCTGAATCATTAACTGGAACTGAAATTACTGGCGCTGAAGCCTGAGAAGCCTTTAAACTTTTTACTTCTGGATAACCATTGTTATTTAAAGCAACAGATACACGAAGGTGTTTATTTAAGAATGCATCCGCCCATTCCTTAAACGAACCGAATTGAATACCATCAGGAAATTGTGCTGCTTTAGATGCCGCTTGGAATCTCCACATTGTATTGTCAGCAACAGTAAAGTTATCAAAAAGAATTTTCTGTCCTTGGCACGGTTGCTCTACATCAGAACGAATTTCATAATCTACAACTACGCGATTATTTCCTGACTGGGCTTTCTTTAATTCATAATTAACAACTGTTACTTCATATTCACCTGGCTTAATTGCTTCGAATTCCTTAACTTGACTGTGATCTACTTTAAACATTTAATATTCCCCCTTAGTTTTTTGATCCTTGTAATCTTTCTAATGCGACGGATAAATATTTCATATTGAAATCTTCAAGCTTTTGATTAGTTTTAAATTCAATTTCAGAAAGCATCTTCGCTGCGTCATCACTCGTACTAACAATTTCTTTAATTTGAGCAATAAGTGTATTTCTTTCATTTTCTTCCTCAGCCTTTACATCAATACCTAACTCAAGCCATTGATACAGCTTGCGACCTACTTCAGCAGTAATCTTCTGTGGGTGTCCTTCGAACATTTGCGTATTATCCTTTGAAGTATCAGCTATATGATCAATGTCGATAACGAAATTAAGCATGAACTCATATTCCATTTCATCCTTTTGCACCGGCTTAGTACCAACTTTACGTGGGGCCATCTTTCCATTTGCATCAGGTTCTACTACATACTCAGTTTTAGTTCGCAAAGTTGCTAATATATGAACGTTGTTCTGAGTTAACGTTTTTATTAATTTAGTAGTTTCAGATGAAAGCTTGCCCCAGTTTTGAAATGAGTTACCAGACATTTCACCATGTGTTTCTATAATGCCGCCTTCACCTTGCCAGTTATGCGACAAAGAATCGATGATAATTACTTCAGCACCAGCATTCTTCATAACTCGAACCGCTTCGTTATATCTTTCAGTTGTGTACGGTGGAGTGAAATTAATATGAAGGAAGTTCCCTATTTTCGTTTCTCCATACACAAGACCTACATGAAGTTTTGAGCGTTCATGCTCTGTATCGATAACGCCAATTTTCTTCCACAATTCTTCTTCTGATAAATCAGGATAAGCTTCTTGCATCATTCCAAAAGCTGTTAGTAATGCACTACCCGTTTTACCTGAACCACTACAACCGATAAAACCAATAACGGCTTTCATCTTTTCACGTTTGGCTTCTGTTACTTGAAACATTTAATCACCCCTATTCTTTAGTATCTAATTCTGTAGCTTTATTTTGCAGACTCTCTAGCATTTGTGGAATATTAAGCCTTTGAATAATGTCTACGGATAACTGTTCTTTTAGATTGTTTTCAAGCGCCTTGACTATTGTTTCCTCTGCGTCTTTTCTTGCAGTTTGAATCATCGTGCTAACTTTGGAAGTAAGCTCCTTAGCAAGATAATTTTGAATGAAATACTCACTTATGGATAACTTTCTATCCCCTGAATACTTAGCCTCTCGACCATGTTCATCAAGTGTTTTTTCTGTTAGGTACCGTTCATACCTCATACCAATAAACTCGCTAATCGGTATTAATTCCACTTCTGATCCCCAACCGCTTTTCTTATATGGTATTTTTAATTCATCGATTTTCTTTTCCAAGGATCCATGAATAAAATTATCTACAACCTCATTTGCTTTTTCCTCAACTTCACGTTCAATTTTCGCTAAAACCTTTTGTTCTGCTTTTTGAATCAATCTATCCTGTAAGCCACTGATAACTTGACTTTTGATTAAATCATCAAGATTTTCACCTTCCTCCAACCAATCTACATCTACTTCAATTTTCACTTTAGCCATCTTTATTAAACCTCCATTGAACGTCTTTTTATTCCAACAATCGGTTCTGTGTACCCAGCAAGCTCTAACTGCCTTTGAGCTTTTCTAAATACATAATCAATATTTTCATTTTCTTTTATATATCCGTCAGGATTTAAATGTTTATTAGGAATCCATACATTTTGATTTGTTCCACCTAATGTAAATCGCTTTGCTGAATAATTTTTGTAATTACGATTAATAAGTTTTAACTTTATTCCTTTGTAAAACTGAATCATTCCTATACTTCCACACTATAAGAAATAGATTCAGGCTTAACCGTAACCCCTGGAACAATTTGTCCATCCTCATCTACAATTACTTTTTCACCGCTAATTTCTTCAATCTTGAATTTCTTCTTCAAGTCACCCCATTTAACTTCTGTCTTTAGGCAATCATCAAGATGGTTTTCAATAGCATATTGAAGTACCTGGGCTTTATCTTTTTGCTCTGGCGCTTCACTACTCTTACGAGTTTTGGATTTACCATAAGGCGTACTAATTGTTTTCTTCTTTGGATCCGCTGCAAGTTGTTCCGCATGATAACGTTGGATATGAGTTTCAAAGAATGAAATACTATTGTGGATGGGCTTTAATTCACTTTGCTCCCATTGCTCAATACGGTCACGTTCAACATTTGCTAGTGTTGTGACTTTCTTTTCTTCTGCTTTAAGTGCAGTCAATTTACGAAATGCCCAATTAAGGCTTTCTAAATCATGAATTTCGAATCGTTGTTCCGCATCTTGTAATTCATCAACTTCCGCTAATTCAATTGCTTGTAATGAGTTCATCTATAAAACCTCCAAATTTATTTTTCGCTTCTTGTGCAGAATACAGTGAATAATATGTAACGCCGTTATTATCAAATGAAACTTCAAACGGATACTCCTTTGATACACGACTCACTATCATAGGCCTTAATTCCGCTTCCTGTAGCAAGAATTCAAGTGCTTTGTGAGTTACATGTACTTGATTATCACGAACACTGATAATCCCTTTGTCATATGCATTGTGGATGGCTTGTACACTTTCAGTGATTGTTTTAATATCCATCAATAAAACGCTCCTTTACATGAATTTGATTCATGCTATAATGACCTCAACATGTGTTTTTATTGAACCGTCAGCCCCAACTGGCGGTTTCTCCTTTTTATACAGCTCGAAAACATTCAACATTTTGCTGAGCAATTAAATAATTCTTTAGATTTCCTTCAAGTACGGCATCCTGTCCAAACATAAAATACTTATCATCTTGCTTAATTTCACAACCATAGAAATCTTCAATTGGATGATCAGGCTCCTTAGGTTCCTTTTCGACGATGTCTTCCACAAATATTGCATCGATATTACTTACCCCAATGTGGAATGGCACCTTTCCAGTAGCACCTTCATATTCAATTCCTGATAAAAAACCAAAACTATTTTTAAATGTTTTAAATTGTGCTGCCGTAAAACTAACCTTTGCACCTGATTTAAAAACCAACATTACTTCCTTCAATTAACTCACCTCCCTTCGAGCTGAAACCTTACGGTTCATTTCCCTTAACTGACACTTTGCTTCTAATTCAGTAATAAGTAATAACGCTGGACTATTTCTCATTTCTGCACATTTTCTTACAACCTCTGATGCTTTCATTAATTTGCTTGCAGATAATACTCCATTCATAAATGGTCACCTCCCTTTCTTTTTTCCTTTATAAGTTAATATCGTTCGTAATTTCCCATCTTTCATGACCACTTCCCTGTCATAATTCGACAAAATTTCCTCGCGATTTATTTTTTCTACTTCTTCACCGTATCCCCAATATCCAGCACGAAGTAGAAATTCAGAATACCCTTCTGGAATCGGTAATTCATAACCATCTAATGTAATTCTCGTTACCTCAATACCTTCTCTAATAATCATTTCATACACCTTCTACATTTCAAGAGTGACTCCACCACTAACTCTACTTAAAGTAGAGTCTACATTAAAAAAAATTTGATCATAACTAATGTCTAGCAAATCACAAATTTTCTTTGCATTTCCTACAGTCACCTCATCAGGATGATTTTCCATGTTTCTATATGTCTGAACATGGACATTTAGCTGTTGCGCCATTTCATTTTGAGTAAATCCTTTTAGTAATCGCGCTTGTTTAATAGTGAGAATCATCACTTTCACCTCGTTTCTATTCGCTTGTAAACTCATAATAATCTACTAAAAGTAGAATGTCAACACCGATAAAACTATATTAATCTACTTTTATACCATTTAAAATAATTAAAAGTAGAATTTTTTCGACTTTTTATTGAATAAACTCTACTTTTAGTATAATATTATAGATATAAAGTTGACGGAGGTCACTAATATGAGCATAGGAAAAAATATAAAAAAATTAAGGGATAAACATAATCTTTCGCAAAAAGAATTTGGAGAAATAGCTGGCGTTTCAGATAAAGCCGTATCAACTTGGGAAAAGGGACTAAAAGAACCAAGAATGGGAGCTATTCAAAAAATCGCTGATCATTTTGGAATTTTAAAAAGCGATATCATTGAGGATCAAGATACTAATGTCACTCACATTAGACCTAATCAACCTGAAATTAAAAATAATTGTAAAGCTGTTCCATTGCTAGGATCAATAGCAGCAGGCACTCCTCTTGAAATGGTCGCTGTGGAAGAATGGATTAATGTTCCAGTTGAAATTACAGATTGTCATCCACATGCTTTTTTATTAAGAGTAATTGGCGATAGTATGAGTAAAGTAATACCACCAAATATGTTAGCGTTGATAGATCCAGATGTTGACATTAAAAATGGAGATATTGCTGCAGTTGCGGTTAATGGATTTGATGCAACTCTAAAAAGATTTTATAGGTTTCAAGATGGAATTACTTTAGAACCTGAAAGTTATAATCCTGAATATAAAACACAATTTTATGATTCTAAAACACAAGAACACACTCCTGTTGTAGTAAAAGGAAAATTAGTTTGGTATATGGCACCTCTTAACGCTAAATTTTAAATGTAAAAGGTGATTATTTTGACTAAAGCAGCTATATATATTCGTGTTAGTACGCAGGACCAAGTTGAAAATTATAGTATAGAGGTTCAACGAGAAAGAATAAGAGCGTTTTGCAAGGCTAAAAATTGGGACGTCTATGATGAATATATAGACGGTGGTTATTCTGGTTCAAATTTAGAACGACCAGGTATAAAAAAACTTTTAAACGATTTAAAAAATATAGATGTAGTTGTTGTATACAAATTAGATAGGCTATCACGTTCTCAAAGGGACACATTAGAATTAATTGAGGAGCATTTTTTGAAAAGCAATGTAGATTTTGTATCTATCACAGAAACATTAGATACTTCCACACCATTTGGTAAAGCGATGATTGGTATTCTGTCTGTATTTGCCCAATTAGAACGTGAAACAATTGCAGAACGAATGAGAATGGGACATATCAAACGAGCTGAAAATGGTTTAAGAGGAAACGGTGGAGATTATGATCCATCTGGTTACACAAGAGAAAATGGATATTTAATAATAAAAACTGATGAAGCTAAACACATTAAGAGAGTTTTTGACTTATATGAGCAATACCATTCAATCACTAGGGTACAGGAGATATTAAAGGAGGAAGGTTATCCCATTTGGAGATTCAGACGATATAGGGACATTCTTTCTAATATATTATATATAGGGCGTGTAACATTTGCAGGTAAAGAATACGAAGGTCAACATGAGCCTATCATTTCATCAGAACAGTTTAAACGTGTACAGGTGCTTTTGGAACGTCACAAGGGGCATAATGCCCATAAAGCTAAACAAAGTCTTTTATCAGGTCTTATAACCTGTTCTTGTTGCGGAGAGAATTATGTAGCCTATAGTACAGGTAAATCTAAAGATGTTGAATCCAAAAGATATTATTACTACATTTGTAGAGCAAAGAGATTCCCAGCTGAATATGAAGAAAGATGTATGAATAAAACCTGGTCCAGAAAAAAACTTGAAGAAGTTGTTATTTCTGAATTAAAAAGTTTAACTGAAGAAAAAAAACAAACTCACAAAAAAGAGAAAAAGATTAATTATGCAAAACTAATTAAAGATATAGATAAAAAAATGGAACGTTTGCTTGATTTATTTATGAACACTACAAATATAAGTAGAAACCTTTTAGAACAACAAATGGAAAAGCTTAATTTAGAAAAAGAAAAACTCCTTCTTAAACAACAAAGATCAGAAGAATCTCTTTCTCGTGAAGTAACTTTAACTGCGATAGATGATTTATTTGAAACATTAGAGTTTAAAGAAAAACAAATTATAATCAACAACTTTATAGAACAGATTTATATTAATAATGAAAACGTCGAAATCATTTGGCGTTTTTAA